TAACCTTGGTTGTCAGTCTACCATGCAGCGCCTTGTGTCGCATTACTCGCCGATATATCCCAAGCGTAGCCCAGCGCCTGAAAAACGCCGGTTTGATGCAGCAATGCAGCTCCGGCCCGTTCGTCATTATTGCGCCAGCCATCTCACCGTCCACGACCACCGGCCAGAACTCCCAGCCAGCGGTATCGGCAATGAAATCGTTTATCGTGTAGCCGGTCGGGAATTGCCATTTGCTGGCATCCCACGCAGCCATTACAACGTCAGGTGATCTCGATGCCGTTGACATCAATCGTCACGACTGTAGCGGTGCTGGCCAGCGCCTGTACGAAATAACCAGACGGGATGTACTTGCCGATCATCTCCGGACAGGTGTACGTCTCATGTGCCGAGATGGACTTGGCATCAATAATCTTGTTTGCCGCCGTTGCGGACCCGGCAGGCGCGATGATATGGACATCCACCGTCCGAGCCGATGAATCCGTGTTGGTCAGCGTGAAATTGTCAATCCGCGCTGTAACATTCGTCGCCGTGTAATACGTAGCCGCCGATGCGGTCAACTGCTGGGCCGCAACCAGTTTTTTGGGTGTTACTGCCATATCATCACCTCGTCAATTCGTTTTTGGATAGCACCGATGTTTGCCTGTGCGGCCTGAACAGTTGCGCGCAACTGGTCGGGCGCATCAGCCATCGGAGCAATCATCAGCATAAGCCGGTCAACGTCTGCCCTGATTCGATCAACATCCGCGCGCATAGCCAGCATTATTGAGTCGGAGGCCATCCTTGACGTGACAGCAAGATCAGCGACTCCGGCAACGGGCGGGGAATCCTCCGCGCCGGTCATGTCTGCTGATGGGTCCAATCCATTGATCGCGGCATACACGGCATATAGCCAGTCATAAAGCGCCCGGTCACTGCTCAGCGGCTGCATGGGCGGCGGCGGGATAATTGTCGCGGTCATGGATGGCTTCCCTTGTCCACGTCGATATAGCCGCCAAGGATCACCGTTTTAACGCTGTCGGAGCCGGACAACCGGAATAATCGCTCACGGGCCGAACCCAACCGGTTAAAAACCACCATCGGCAGGTAGTTGCCGACTGTCCCCATGCTGGCCTCGCGCCTGCTTGACCACGTGTGGCCGCCGTCGTCTGACCAGTCCAGGTATATTTTGGGGTCGTCGCCGTTTGTCAGGCCGATGCCTCGCTCAATGTTTATCGTCAATTCTCGGAAAAACAGTCGCTTGAAATCAGAGACGATGCGCGGAAACGTCCGTTCCCAGACTATCGGTAGTCCGCCATCGCTGAAAACGTCGCGGCTCAACTCCCAGATGACGCCGGTTTCGAAATCCCCAACGAGGTGCCTGTTGAATGCGAAAACGTGGCAGTTCCCCCGGTCACGGCCTTTGCCGTAGGTCTCGCGGACGTGCCACGCCTTGCCGGGGTCTTGAACCGACGCATCGTAGACAAACGTTTTCCCGCCCACCGGAAATGTCAGCACATAGAACGTGTGACCGGAGTCCTGATAGGTGTAGGCAATGGCGTCATCAATCTGCGACATCCGCGAAATCTCATACTCGATGCCGCGATTGCTGATGATCTGCGGGTTGTAGCCGTCGGCGCGATAGACAACGCCAGCGCCAGAACGATTGCGCCCGAGCCAGAAAATCGTATTGTCGGCCAGCGCCACGGATCTCCGCGCCGCGCAACCGACTTCCATTGTCGCGCCCTGTCTACGGGCCAGCGGGAAATCGGACGCGCCTGAGATATACCAGACTTCCGTCGAATCCGTGCCGAACAACCAGACCTCTTCATGGTCAACAATCGGGGTCACGATGTTGTCAACGTTTGACTCTGCCTGAGCAAAATCCAGTGCGTCATAACTGCCGCCGTTGTCGAGCGCGCTGATGTAAAACTGCTGGCTGTCGGGGATGGCGAAAATGAAATAGCCTCCCAGGTAATCCACGCTGACAGACCCCGGATAGTCGGGGTCTGTGACCTGCGTCAACGATGTCCCGTCGCTGACCCATGCGCCGGAATCCGTGACAAAAATGGCCTGATAGCGGTTTTTGGAACAGGCAACCGACGGATCCAGAAACGATATTGACCCGATCAACGTTTCGTTGCCATTGCTGTCGATGCGGTAAACGTCGTCATTCGATACTGCCAGCACCGCCCCACCGAACTCGATCAACGCGTGGATCGGGCCGCCTCCAACTGCCGAAAACGTGGATTTGCCGGGCACCTTGTACATGGCCGGGCTGGTTTCCTGCTCCTCGTTATCAACGTCCAGATACAGATTGACCAGCGTCTGCGCGTCCTGATTGACGCTAAACCGCTTGTTTTGTCCGCCAGCCAAGGGAATCCGCATCAATATGCCCCCTGATTTGTGCGCACGTCAAAGCGACTCACGTTCGGCAGCGCCGGGTCAAACCTCGCGGCGGGAACGCGATAGGCGCGGCGCATGGCGGATTGCGATTGCCGGGACATGGCAACTAATGCGGCGGACGGCTCAATCCCGTATTCCGCGCAAAAGTGGATGGCCAGCGCCTCGCGCAGTGCCTTGCGTGTTTCCGGAGGCAGGTTGACGGTATCGGCTACGTTGCTGTATTCCGCCATGGCAACAACCGCATCCGCGCGCAATTGCATACCGGACGACGGCACCGGATAGATGCGCATGGTGTTGAGCGGGTAGCCGTTGTCCAGGCAATAAGCCTCAGGCGTCCCGCCGGTTGATTTGAGCGGGATGGTTGCATAGTCGTCTATGCTGATTTCGCGCAGCGTGTAATCAAGTCCGCCCGAACGGACAATAACGGATGTCGCGCCCTGTATCCGCGTGGCCACATCGCCACCGGTGCCGAATGTCACTGTTTCGTCGGTCAGGGTGTGCGTCAGCTGCTGATTGCCGGCTCGTGTCATGCGGGTAGTCCCCCACATCGCCAACAATTCGTTGATCGTCTCGATGCCGTTTTCGGCCTGGTCGGCGCTGAGAGGCTCCTCGGCTGCCAGGACTCCGGCGAGACGTAATGCGGAGGATAAAACATCGCCGACAGTAGCCATAACCCAGCCTCTGCAAAATTGGGAGAGCCGGACGGATCCGGCTCAGGGTGTTGCGGTTTACGTCAGTTGATGCACCAGGCGGCAAGCCAGTTCCGGGTAGACGGCGGCATAGCCGTAGAGGATGTCGAACCGGCTCTTGAAATCACCGGTGTCGCCATCGTACCAGCGGACAAACCGCATGGAGATGCCGTCATAGACCTCGCGGGCCGCCATGTCCACACCGTTCGGAATCACCAGGTCGGCGGTCACGAACGCGAACGCATCACGGTGAAACGCCAGATTCTGGCCGTAGGCGGTCGCGGACGTACCCAGTACCGTGATGGTTTTGCCGTCTCCGGCGCGGGCCGTCACGTTCTGATACGCGCCGCCCGCGATGATGGCCGGGCTGATCGTGATGGTGCTGTTTCCAGCGCCGTCGGTCGTGGTATCGGCGGTGACGACAAAGCGCTTCAGTCGGCCAAGGCTGACCTTGGTTTCCGGATGCACCTCGTACACGTCACCGATCGTGATGATGTCGCCCGCCTTCAGGACGGTCGTGGTGACCGTCCAGCCGTCGGTAATCAAATCGGTTGACGTCGGATAGGCGTTGCCGGAACCGGTGCTGCCCTGGTTTGCGCCGTTGGTGAGCGGGGAGCCGCCGTAGGTGCCGGTGGTATGCGCCGGAATCAGCGTGTTTTCGTACACGTCAAACCCGCCGGTCCGCCCCACCTTGCCCTCGCGATACTGTGCGTCGATGTTGTCGGATGACTGGAACAGGCCTTTGACGGCGTCCGAAAACTCGACGCGGCTGGACGGATTAAGACCCATGACGCGGTTGCGGTCCACCGGGGCGAGGTTTTCTGTCAGAACCTGTCCGCATTGCTGGAACTTTTTGAAATCGATCTGGCTCGAAACCGTCCCGACATAGTTCGGCACCTTGACGTAGACGCCTGCCAGCGCATCGTATTCGATTTGCGCGGCGAGCTGGGCCATGGCAGGTTCAAGGATCGTCTGCCGGAAATTCTCCAGCGACATGGCCATTTCGACATCCGAAATGGTGCAGTCGATGCCCTTCTGGGTTGCGCAGGGCAGGGCGACCTGACGCTCGACCACGTTCTGGGCCGAGTAGGTCGCTCCAGACCGGACGGTATATTTCGGGGGGATGCGCAGGTTCAGCGAGGTGCCGATCTTGCCGCCGGTCCGGGCAAATTGAGAATCGTATTGGCGATTCATGTTTCCAACGAGATTCAGCTTTTGGTGCAAAACCATCTGGGCTTCGCGCGTGATCATCGTCGGAGTCAGCAGGGTATTAGCCATGATATGGGCCTCTCAAAAAAATTATCGACGCTGCTTTTGCATTTGCGCATTACGCCATTTCGCATATTCGTCCATCGTCATGTCCTCCGGACGTTTCTGCGTTGAACCGGTCGCTTTGATGGGCTTGACGGGTTCGGGCGCTGCGCTGATGCGTTTCGGTTCGGGTTTTGCCGCAAGCCTGGCGGCGAGTTTGCCGATCTCCAGAGCCTGTTGCCGTCCTGACAGCGATGCAATCCGCGCACATTCATGCAGGTTTGTGGCGAGGTGGTACGCCACCTGCGGGCCTTCATCAATGTCCAGAATCACCTCAACCATGTCCGGTTTCATCAGCACGGCGGGAACAGCCGCAATTGCCTGATCAAAATCCGGCGCGTTCTGGCGAAAATCCGCCGCACGTTGGTTAAAGCTCTTCGCCCGATCCTGCATGATCGCCTCTTGCTGGGCGGCCTGCTGGTTCTGGCTCATTTTCTGGTTTGCGATATGCTCCGCTTTCGCGTCAAGGTACGTTTCGAGGTCTGCAAAGTCTTGCGGTTGCGGCTCTGTTTGCGGCTGTTTTGCGGCTGCAATCTGCGCTTCCAGTTCGGCTATGCGGGCGTCCCGTTCGTAACGCTGGCGCGTCAGGGTGTCGATGCGTTTTTTGATGCCCTTGGGCAGTTCTGCCGGTTCATTTTCTGCGCCATCGTCGGCGGCTGAATCGGTCAACTCTGTCGTTTGTTGGGTATCGTCGGCTGCATCAGCCTGCGGTTCTGCTGCGACCGTTTCAGCAGATTGATCGGTCAATGGCGCGTCAATAACGCTGTCTTGTTCAGACATTTGAAAGGCTCCGTCGGCACGGCCAGCCTAATAGCGAGGCCGTGTGTGCTGGGATGGTTCGTCATCTCGACGATTCAGGCGGTTTACCGCCGCCTGTCGGTGTAACAGATATTACGCCTACATAATGTGCAGCATCAAGTCATTTTGAACGTGTTGCTGGTCATGGCGGTTACGGTCACCCGGACCGCCACACTAGCCGTCCATCCCGTCGGGGTGAATGTGATGCTGTCGATGGGCTGATTGATCGTAAACGATTTCAGCGCCGTCGGGTCGATGTTCAGCGCCGATCCGGTAGACAGGTCGATAACCGACTCGCTGCCGCCCTTGTAGGCCTTGGCCGTAACGGCAGTTGTTCCAGCCGCAGGAGAGCCGGAAACAAGGTCAAACGAAACATAGTACGCCTCGCATGTCGGATCAGTAGGGGTGATCGTCAGCGCCACGCCGGACAACAGGTTTTGCTGCCCTACGATGGTCATGGTGCGTTCAGTCATTGCGGCAACTCCTCCGGCTCGTTGCCGGTGATTTCGGGTAGGTTCGGGGTGTAATCGGTTTCACGCGGTTCCATCTGTATATCCGGCTGAATCATGTCGTCAACAGGCAGCTCCATCTGGCCATCCATCTCCATCCGATCCTGTTGATCATCCTCGCCGATCTCCGTCACGTCCGGCGCGCTGGCGGCCATTTCCATCCACTGCTGCGCCAGAATCTGCGCCGCCTGTTGTGCGATGGTCGATGAATCCGGATTGGAGGCGGCAATCTTGGCTGCTTCGATGGCGGCCTTCACGTCGATTTCGTACTGACGCAACCGGCGGTCTTCGTCCTTGTCCTCCAGTTCATCTTGCAGCTTCTCGATCTCGGCCTTTTGCTGCTCGATAAGCTGCATCCCCTGATCGATCTGCGCCTGCAACTCCGGCGGGATTTGCTGGCCGTCCTCGCCCTGTTTTTCAGCGGCCAGGATTTGAGGCGGCAGCATGAGCTTGAGCCGGTCGGCGATCTCTTCCGCGCCCTCCCAGTCCATGGCCTTGACCATCAGGTCGCCGGCAACCTGCATGATGGCCGGGTTCATCCGGGCGATTTCCACCATGTTATTGAGAGCCTCCACCCGTTTTGTAGCAAACGACGGGCCGGACTCAACAATCACATCGTACCTGCCGAAAGACAGGTCGTTGATGATTGTGGTTCCGCCCATGCCGTCGCCAACCACACGATTGATGGCTACCTGCTCGTTGCTGGCATCCGGCCCCAACACCCGAATGATGCGCTCTGAGTCGTAGATTTTCGGGATTAACTCAACGAGTATTTTCCCGGTATAGCGGATAGCCCTGTTCAGGTTGTCCACCCATAAAAACGTTGCGGTGTCTCCCTCGCGCTGACGGGCGAGAATTGCACGTCCGCTGGATTCCGTACCACCCTCGCCCAGGCTGGCATTAAACAGGCCGGTCGTTGATTTTATCTCATCGACGCAAACCGCCGACGCATTGGCGTAGGCTGTCGGAATCTGCGGTGGCTGGATCTGATGCGGCATCGGAGCCTGAGAGTTAGCGTTATAGCGGACGTATGGCATCGGAACGGTGTTGAGGTTGTTCCATTCCTGCTCCAGTCCCTCAATCTGGTCATCCGCGACGAGAAACGGGGTTTTTGGTGCCAGCGCGATGTTCTCGGTTTCCATCGTCCGCCAGTAGTTGTACATGCGCTGGGCGTCAATCGCATTTCGGACTATGCCACGATAGTCTGTTTTGTTTTTGATGCGATACTCTTCGCCGGTAACGATGGCAAACGGAAACATGGACCCCGGCCATTCCTGCGGATCGTCAAGAAACGTCCATCCGGACATCGTTGCCCGTTTCACAACGACCGACTCAACGTCTCGCTGGCGGATGACCGGCAATCCTGGGATAGCCCTGTCGGTGACCGTGCCGTCACCGAGCAGGTAGATCGTTTTTTTCGCCCGCTCCTTGAACCAGTATTCAGCCACGCGCACGGAATCACGATCCAGCCATCCTGGCATGGCGCCTGATGTCGCAAAGTCACTCAGGTCAGCGTCCGGCCATTTTTGACGGAACGCGTCTCTGCTTAGGTCGTACTCATAAAACAGCCATTCGGCGTCCGAAAAATCAGCGCGCTCCGCGTTCATGTCCAGCGTGATGCTCAGCGGCTCGCGGATGCGCTCGATCAGGATATGCTGCTCAAATGCGTCATCGCTCACATAGTCCGTGCAAACGCGCCACGCTCCGATGCCGCAAATGACGGCGCTCTCAAATGCAGTGTCGTAGGCATCCGGCGCGCTGCTGACGTACTCGATGTTGCGGATGAGACCCTCGTAGATCTC